CCACCAACGCGCTGATGTCCACTGGCCTCTACCCAAAGCTGGCCAAATACCCTGCCCTTCAAGCGCGGGACAGCGTTCCACGCCAGGGAAATTTGCACCACCACAGTCAAAAAGACTTCACGAAAGGCTTGAGCGTCAATCCGAACACTCAAACCAACCACGGAGGCCACACCAACGACTTCTTGCTTGGCCCCGCACGCGTAGTCGACGAGTGCTGGATGCGCCTACAGGGCTGGGAGATTGGCATTCCGCAGCTGGGCCAAGTCTACCTCGTCGCGACCATCCTCGACGAGGGCGTGGTCATACGGTTCCAGCTGAACCCCTACGGCCAGCAGTACCCATGGGTCATCGGTGGTCTCTACCACGACGTGCATAAAAATTATTCACAGTCGCTTTACGACCTTCTCATGCCGATGCATTCCATCAGCACCTACCTGCTGCGCAGCCGGATCGACAACGTCTCCGCCGCGCTGAACAACCTGATCTTCGCTGACCCAACGAAGGTGATGATCCCCGACCTTATCGACCGCAACCCATGGGGTATCGTCCGCACGTTGCCCGGTAACAATCCGGGAGACGGAATATTCATCGCGCAGGTGCCAGACGTAACAAGAAGCCACATGGGCGACATCAGCAACCTCAGCGATCTAAAGCAGCGCGTCAGCGCCGCCTCCGATGCTCAACAAGGCGTGCCCACGCCCGACGTTCGTACCGCGACAGAAATCCAGAGGCTCACCCAGCTTGGGAGCCAAAGGCTCGGCGTCCTAGCGCGCTTGTCCAGCGCGACGACGATCCGTCCGATGGTCCGCATGATGGTGGCCAACATACAAGACAGTCTTGATGCCAAGGGCGCGATCCGTATGGACCCGGCTTCCACGCCGCAGCAGCTCGCGAGCATGACCCAAGACGGCTACTTGGACTTCGACAGCCAGATGATTTCTGGCGACATCGACTATCTCGTCATCGACGGCACGCTGCCGCTCGAACCTACGCGCAACGCGGAGACGTGGATGTCGATGATTGGTGTGATGAACCAGACAGGTCTGAACATGGAGTACGACGTTGGTCAGATCGCCGAGGAGGCCATCCGCTCGATGGGCATCAGCAACCTCGACCGCTTCCGTATCAGCGAAGAAGCCCGTCAGCAGGGCATGTCCCCGAGCCAGCAGATGGCCATGGCCCAAGCCGACCGTGGTGCCACGGGCAAGACCATGCCCAACGAAGACGTCCAGCGCCAAGTCGAGCGCGGCAACTTAGTTCCAATCAGTGAGGCCCGTCGATGAGTTCTCCCAGCACCCCCTTCGAGGCGTTTATGAAGACGTTGGACGTTCCTGTCCGCGAAGCCATTAGCCACCTGATGGCCGAGCATCAACGCCAGATCGACCAGCTTCAGGCCAGCCACGCTGCCTTTCAGACCGAGACGACAGCCAAGCTCAGCGCCCAAGGCGCTGACGTTGCTGCGCTCAAGCAGGAAGTCTCGCAAGCCCTCGACGTCGACCCTCGCCACCTAAGCCGTGCGCAGCTCACCCGCCTCGCACGCAAACTCAACCTCTAGCCCGAAGGGACAGAACGATGCCGACAGTCAACGGGAAAAAGTACGCCTACACCAAGACCGGAATGGCCGCCGCGAAGAAGGCCGCCAAGAAGACTGGCAAGAAGGTCAGCTACGCTAAGGGCAAGAAGTAATGCCCAGCAAAGCGGTCCCCAACAGCCCCAGCAAGTGGTCGCAAGCCAAGGCCGCTGCCAAAGCCAAGTACAAGGTCTATCCGTCCGCCTACGCGAACGGTTACGCCGCCAAAAAGTACAAGGAAATGGGCGGCACTTGGAAGACCAAGACGACTGCCAAGAAGGGCAAGAAGTAATGGCCTACACGGGCGGATTGAAGAAATGGTTCAAGGAAGATTGGCGCGATGTAAAGACCGGCAAGCCTTGCGGACGCAAGAAGGGCGAGAAGCGAAAAAGCTACCCTGCATGTCGCCCGAAGGCTGTCGCTGCAAAGATGTCCAGCTCCGAAAAGAAGAGCAACGCAGCCAAGAAAACCAGCAGTAAACGGATCAGTTGGTCCACCAGCAAAAGGAAGAAGTAGATGCACAAAGGTAAGAAGCCCAGCGGCGCTGACAAGTTCAAGCCTGTGATGGCCAAAGGCGCGAAAGCCCCGAAGCCTCGCAAGCAAGCAAGCCCAAAGAAGAAGTAGCATGGCCAAACCCGCAAAAGGCAAAGCCAAAGTCAAGGTCACGGCCAGCGGCAAGCGCGTGAGCTACGGCCAAGCGGGGAAAGCCAAAGGCGGCGGCTCCCGCGTCAAGCCGGGCACATCGAAAGGTGACAGCTACTGCGCCAGAAGCGCAGGGCAAGCCAAGAAGCACCCCGCTGCCGCCAAAGACCCCAACTCGCCACTCCGTCTCAGCCGCAAGCGCTGGAAGTGCAGCGGCACAAAAAGCAAAAGGTAGACACACCCATGGCAATTTTCCCGCACACCGCTGGCACCTACAACACGTACACCAGCGACACCATCCGCCCGAAGGTCAACGACCGCACGCCAGTTGGCGTGTTCCAAGCTGACGTAGAGGCAGGGGCAACGCTCACGTTGCAGGCCCGCGCCGACAGCTCGGCCCCTTTTATCGACCTTGAAGCCTTCACAGCCGACGCGATTAAGGAGGTCTCTTTGGCCCCCGAAATGCGCGTGGTCGTCACGGGCGGCATCGCCAAGGGCTACATCGGCAACTTCCTCGGATAAGACACATGAACATGCTCCGCGATATGCTCCAGCCCACCCGGCGCAACATGCTGCGTGGCATGTTCACCAGCACCAGCGCCCTCACCCGCTTTGCCGTCAACAGTGTCGAAGCAGCCTTGGCCCTCGACTTCATCGGCAGCGAATACCGCACAGGCAACGCCGCAACCACCTTCGCCGAAGCCTTCACTGGCACCAGCCCCAAGCTGACCTACAGCACGTCTGCGGGCAGTAACAGCACGATGGTCAACTCGGCAGGTAACATCGTCTGGGCACCGCACAATTTGTTGGACTACAGCGAGGATTTCTCGCAGTGGGCGGCCTCCGGAATTGTCTTGGATAGTTCCACTGTGACGGACCCGCTAGGAGGGACGACGGCATCGACGTATAGCAACTTTATGGCTGCTACTAACAATCGCTTGTACGCCCTCACTGGAATATCAATAGTTGGACTGCCGCACGCTACTTTTAGTGTTTGGCTAAAAGGCACAGCCGGAGAAACAATTAAGGTTGAGTTAGACACCGCCGTGACGGATGTAACTCTGACTGGTTCGTGGCAGCTCGAAACCGTTACGATGCAACTGCCTGCGACGGACACCATTCGCATCATCAGGCGAGCTAACGAAACCGCAGACGTTGTTTCTGTTTGGGGCGCACACGTTTACCGCTCCGACCTCGGCGGCATGGCACAAGTCCCCGGCGCTGAAGGCGACTTCCAATACTACGTCCCCACCAACGGCAACCCCGAGTACCTGCCTCGGGTCGGTCATCACGTTTACAATGGGACGACGTGGGTGAACGAGGGACTGCTCATTGAGAGTGAGGCTAGGACGAACCTTATTGTGGACAGTAACGACCCAACAACAGCGAATTGGGCGACGAAAACCACAAATGCTACTCAAGACCTGACGGGGCCAGATGGTGTAGTAAATTCTGCATGGACGCTTGAGGATGACAACGCCGCTGGATACGAACTCAACGAGACGGCAGTTACTATCGGTGCAGGCGTTCAAACTTATTACGCCACAGTGTACGTCCTAAAGGACGCAGACACGTCTCGCATTCCTGAGTTTCAACTCTCGGCGACTGGTGGAACGTCCAAATTTCACTACGTCCAGCTAAACACGTCCACCGGCGAAACTACGAATAGAAACGTCACTGGCGGTTCCGCCATATCTGTTGACGACTTTGGAGACTGGTGGCGTCTAGGGTTTGACCTTACAAATAACGGCGGCAACACGTCCCTTGCGTTTAAGATTTTGCCTGCTGCGGGAGCCTTGCTAGGTTCCAATTCAAGCGCCTCAACTGGTTCAATCGGCTTCTACGGCGCACAACTCGAAGCAGGCCCCACCCCAAGCTCCTACATGCCGACCAACGGCGGGACGTACACCAGAACCGCTCAAAGCCTCACGGTGCC